GGCAACATACCCATATTCTTCATTGCGTTTGCGTCATTGTCCGCAGTTCCTGAACGTAGGTTTGAGTTAATCACACGCTCTGCAATGAATTGCAGTTCTTTTGGAATGATTAGCTTCGTACCGCGTACAGCAATCTTTAGACCACGCTCATCAGTTAAACCTGCAATATCAATCAACATTTGCTCAAGTGAAGTTTCGTTCAAATCAGCCGCTGTTGAAAGTAGGTTACGCTGGTTGCCTGATAGGCTTGGGTGAGCAGCAGAACATAATGCTGCGCCGTCACCGATTGCGTCTGCACCTGTGTTAAACGCATTGTTTAAAATGGATGCAGCCTTGATTTGCTTTGTCTGCGCCATAGAGCGGGCCAAAGCTTTTGTGTAACGAGATGCAAGACGATCATAAAGATTATCTTCAATTGCTTCTTCCGTAATTGAGAACGCAAGAGCAATTGTCTCGTGTGTGTAACGCGCAGTGTATGTTTCCTGTGCATCGTCAAAGTTGATGGCAGTGCCTTCGCCTTTAACTGGTGCAGTGGAAAAACCACCAAGCATTACTTCTTCTTCAAATGCACGGTCTGAAGATTCTTCTTCAAAAACCTCTGCATGTTCGTTTTCGTAACGAGTGTATTCAAGTCCAAACAAGGCATTAAGGCCGGGTTCCAACTCTTTCGCTAATTGTGCGCGAGAAATAGCCATATTTCAGCCCTCCTTATATGCCAGTTGACAACGACGTTGTTTGCGACGCGGAAGCCGCAACAGGTGCGTTGTGGTGAAAATTAAAGCGAACAATATAGTTCACACCCGCGGCGTCATAATCCAAGTTCGCTTCATCGCCGGTTAAACCGACTATACGCATGAATAGTGTCGCTGTCGTATTTACTGTAGAAATATCGAGTTCCGCAGTAGAACGACCAGTGCTTGTTGAACCAGATGTTGCAGTTGCCAAAGAACAGTTTGCAAAAATGTTCGACAACGCGGTTGCACGGTCAGTAGAACTACCGTCCGCTGCAACCATGAACAATTGGTTTGGGTTGTCCGCCACAAAGGCTTTTACAGGATGGTTCGTATCAACGCTAACGTTGTTCGCACCGGGCCAATAGTTTTTAAAGACTGTTTTCTTTGATGAACTATCAACGTATTCTACGCCCATAAGGACTCCAAGAGCAGGAACTGTACCACCATTAGCATTACCAACAAGTCCAATTACACCAGCAGCCAACGGTATAACCGGAGTGTACTGATAAATTGCGTCAGTGTTTGCCGCTGCTATCTCATATTGAGTAACACCAGTGGTATTTGCGCCTGCGCCGTTAAGCCCAATAGGACGAAGACCAAAGGCAGTATCTTGATTTGCCATATTACTTTTCTCCTAAAGGGGTAGCCCTAATTATCTTTTTGTGGGCCACCGAAGGTTACACGAGATTGACGATCAGCATTGCCGATCCTCATGGTTGAGTGTGCATTCTCGCGCATCATATCGTGGTCAACCGCATCCTGCTGATTTTGGCTACGCTCATTAAAGTACGCAGTTCTTTCAGCTACAGTCTCTTCCGGTATTCTTGCGAGAAGCAATCCGCCTACTCCAAACACACCTTCATACTTACCTGATTCAATTACCGGGGCCTCAAAGTCCGGAAACTCGTCCTTACGAACTAATTCCCATCCTTCGCGCATTTTTGCGCTTATGTTTTTAGTATCATCAAAACCACGCGTTTCGGCGCGAATCCAACGATGCTTAAAACCATCCGGTGCAGGCGGTGCATCTAACATTGACGGGGGAGCCCAAGGCTTTCTAACGGCCTGTTTCTCCCTAGTTTGTGTTGCGCGAGAAGCTCGATTATTTGTCTGTGTAGTCATGTATCTTACTCCTTAACGTGTTTCGCATATTCTTCCAGCGGCACACCCAATTTCTTCGCAATCGCGACTTGGCTAGGGGTGAGTCTAACCTTTTTCCCACTGCGCCCAGAGGTGTTTCTTGTAGCACCAGCAACCGTCTGAGCGGGTCGTTTGCTAGTGGTTTTTGCGCCCGTATTAAACTTATCGTCAATACGGCGGTCAAGTTCAGTATAGTACTCATCGGTCGTGGGGTCAAACCCTTCTTCTTCGACAAGTTTTTTATGTATCCCAAAAGCCGCATATGTCATGGCTTCGTCGTCGCCAAACCATGTATTACGCAAGGCCCATTGCTCTGCTTTAGCGTCAGGGCGTCTAGGAGCCTGTTGTGGAGCCGGTTGGGCCGTTTGTTGAGGAACAGCTTCCGCTTGGGCTTTCTGCTGCTCCTGCTGCGCTTTGGCCTGCTCTGCACGATCTGCCTGAATAGCCAGATTAGTCAGCTTACGCTGGGCCTGCACCGTGGCGGCGCTATCGCCAATCTCAATAGCTCGTGAAAGCTCTGCCTCCGCTTGTTCCATTTGAGAGGTAACTCGTGACGAAAACTCATTTACATAATTGTTATCCAAAGACTCCATGCGTTGTTTGATCTGCTCAGACTCTGCCTGAACGTTTTTAGCATAAGTCAACGCTTCTTCACGCTGACGTTCTGCTTCACGCATCTTCTTTGTTAAACGGTTAATTCTTTTTTGTGTAGCATCTTCAGCTTTTTTAAACTGATCGTCTGAATCCGCTTCAAGAACTTCAACCTCTTCTGTTTCTTTAGGAGCTTCAGACTCTACTTCCACTTCCTCTTCTGTTCCAAGATCAAGTTCTACCTGATTTTCTTCTGCCATAATTTACCTCTTACAGATGTTGAATATCTTCTGGGTCCATAATTGTCGCCAGAATTTCGTCGTCGTTTAATATCCGGACTTCTCCTCCGTCTATCTGGAACCTAGAACCAGCATAACGGGCAAACATTACCCATTGCTTTTCCTCGCACCAAGGGCCGGACGGAAACTTGTCCTTGTCCTTATAGGCAAGAGATCCAACCTTTAAAACATAGCCAACCTGCGTAGAAACCTGACTACGCTCCTTAATTTCGTCGGGTATAAATATACCGCCCGAAGTTTTGGCCCTGCCTTGATATGGGAGAATAAGAATGCGCCAACCCGTCGGGTGCGGCATCCGGTCTAACAAACTTGCACCAATCGTATCCGGATTTAGTACAGGCTTTTCGACATAAGCATCTGCAAGATTTGCAGTATTTTCTTTTTTCATTTCCTTAACGGCGGCGGCTGCGCCAGAAAGGTCAACTTTAGTGCCTTCATTCATCAGTTTGCTCCTGTTTATCTAGCAGGCTCTTGAGTTCCTGTTCCACATGATCTAGGGCTTTTAAATTCCCCATAAGCTCACGATATTGCTCCATATTCGAGACATTGTCATAAAATAACAAGTCTTTAATCGCCTCGCGCCGCTCTCGTATAATACGATAGACAGCCTCGGCTAAACTTATTTGCATACATTTCCTCCTATATTTAACTGCACCCTAACATACAAGATATAGGATTTACTAGGAGAAACTGTGACTTTATGCGATTATTTTAACCATTCGTAAATTTTCTTGGTTTCCTTTACACGATGGTCTAATCCGGTGTAACCGCCATTTATGCGTTTGGTCAAACGTTTGATTGTATCATCGTTCACACCTTCATCGCATATCTTCCAAAGATTGTTTTTCTTAAAAAACCATAGTGCGGTTTCCATAGCGTAATCTTCTTCAAGCAGCTTTGGGTTATCCAAAACCTCTGGCACACGCATATCTGATGCAAAAGATCTGACGTTGTTATACCCGGTCAATTGTAAAAATCCGCGTCCAATGTAGGCGCTGGCTTTTTCTTTGGTGTCGTTCCCCATGCGGTCAAAATATACGTTTTCCGCTAGTGCTTTTGGGTTTTTGGCAAACGGTTCTGCGCTCTCTTCTGTAGGAAAACGACTAGGCCAAACCTTCATCATAGCCTGTACAGAATAATTTAAATTTTCTCTAGTATATCTAAACGTACCACTTTCATGCACAACTTGACCTAATAAATGTGCGCCTCTTTCCGGAGACAATTCGTAATGTTTAACAATAGCTCTTGCAGTGTTTGGACCAAAAGCACCGTCTGGCGAACAGCCACATTTTTCCTGCAACATCTTTAATGCTTCAAACGCCATAAGATTAACCCCTTTTTGCCATTAAATCATCAAGGTTCTTTTCTTTAGTGCCACCATCGTATGCCCAAGCATAACCCTCATCAATCATAATTTCATTAATAGACGTTACATCTTTTTCTGACTTATACAACCAACCAAGCATACGCCCAAATTTACCGTCTTTTTCCGTCTTTACCGTAAGCTTTGTTGCCTCCATAAGATGCATCTCCAAAAACTCTGTAGCTTGGTAACCCATCTCTTTTTCTTTTTGGTCCTTAGTTCTGGTTTCAGGCGTGTCTATGCCCGCAAGTCGAACACGTTCTTTTTTGGTAAGATCAAAGCCAAGATCAATACTTATATCTATGGTGTCACCGTCAACAATTCTGTCTATAGATTTAACAAAATAAGTGTACATTATGCTCTACCTCCAACATATCCACCAACAACGCCAATAATACCTGTTAGGCTCATTTGAAGTAAAGCAATTATATCTGGATGTAACTCGCCACCATGTTCATTAGCCATCTTAAATTCGTCATAGATTATAAGGCCAAGTATGGACATAAGACCTATGACTAAGATTAACATCGTTATGTCTTTCATGTATGGCATTACTTTCTCCTAGTAAATTGTTTGTAGCCTTTCACACCAAATGAGGCTGAAATTGCTATACCCAAGCTGTAAAAATACCAGTCCGGTGCCTTGTGAAGCTGCTCAAAACCCCTGTCTACAAGGCCCTCGGCACCCGGTATGAAGGCTAAAATTAATGGTATACTTAGCACAATTACAAAAAATTCGTCTTTCCATGAACTTTTAGAATTTTCTGCCATGATCCGTTCCCAATCGGCAACAGACGTTTTTTCTGACAAAAGTATTTTTGCTTTTGCTTCGGCTTCTGTAAGTTTTAACTTCGCTTCTGCGGCCTGCTTTGTGGTCTTTGCATCCAGCCAGCTACTCGCCAAACCCGCTACGGGGCCCAATAATTGTCCTATCATGTGTTTTTACCCATGTTTGTGAAACCATAGTAAGCTCCGACTATAGCCGCAATCGACACATAGTAAATGTTGCTCATGCTTGCTAACATTACTGAAGCTTGCGGAAGCTCCATCCACTCTGTAAAAATAACGCCAAACGGAAAAACGAGCATACCAGTAAGGCTGAACCATGCCATTCTACGCTGTGCGTCTCTTTTGGCATCAGAGTCAATCATGATCCTACGACGATCCTCAAGCATTATTTGGCGCTCTTCGGGATCTATTTTTCCGTTGTCGTTTAAGTCGTACTTTTGTTTGGGCATCTGCATACTCCTGAATTATTTGTCTATTATA